ATTGCTACTAAGGTCGGCGCAGGCGCATTTAAGAACAACAAGGCGTAATTCGCCACACTAAGTCGCTCTAGGGGGTCAGTAGCCCTCTGATCCCCTAGAGTCTTTAGAAAGGAATGGGAATGGCACTTACAACAGTTTCAGAACTCCGCAGCACTCTCGGAGTCGGTACCTTGTATAGCGATGCCGTCCTTCAAGAAGTATGCGATGCATCTGATGCAGTCTTACTTCCAATGCTATGGAACAACTACACATTTAATGTGGCACACAGCAACACAACAACAGATGGCACTCTATATTTTAATGAATCTATAAAAGATGTTTTTTATGTAGGTCAAACAGTAACGATTACTGGTAATGGCGCACCACATAACGGATCTAAAGCGATTACTGGTATGAGCGATACATCTATTACTTATGCGGTGACAGGCTCCCCAACAGCACAACCTCGACATACAGTTACACCTTTTGGACAAGTTGCAGCCGTGGCAACAGTTGATTACACGACCGACACAGCAATCCAGAACGCAGCTTTAATGATATCTGTTGAAATCTGGCAAGCGCGTACAGCCACCCTTTCAGGCAGTAACGCAGTCGATTTCCAGCCAAGCCCTTACCGAATGAGCGCACAGCTTCTCGCTAAGGTGCGAGGATTGATTGCACATGCGCTAGACCCTCGCTCAATGGTGGGCTAATGCCGCCAGTAGCGATAACAACACTCCGCACTACTTTAGCCACCGCGCTAGTAGATAACACTAAATATCAAGTCTTTGCCTTTCCACCTGCCACAGTTCTTGTTAACTCTGTGATCGTGTCTCCAGACGATCCGTACCTGACACCTAGCAATAACCAGCACATCACTATAAGCCCAATGGCTAACTTTAAGATTATTATGACTGTGCCTTTATTTGATAATGAAGGCAACCTTAACGGCATAGAAGATACTGTCTGTGGCGTGTTCGCCAAGTTAGCAGCATCATCTCTGGTCTATAATGTAAGCGCGATAAGCGCACCAAGTATTCTCAATGCTGCTTCGGGTGACCTACTCAGCTGTGAGATGTCCGTATCAATCCTTACGAGTTGGAGTTAAAATGTCCGAGTGGGAAAAAGAAAACGAAGCCTTCCTGATCAAGATCGGGCAGGTAACACCAGCAACACCAAAGCCAGCAACTACTAAGAAAGACGAGGAATAATCTCATGGCTGTATTTCTAAACAATAATGTGGGCGTGAAGATCAACTCAGTCGATCTTTCAGACCATGTCACAGCAGTAACAATCAACCGCACATTCGATGAACTAGAAGTAACTGCAATGGGTGACTCAGCACACAAGTTCGTAAAAGGCTTGGAAGCATCTACTGTAACTATTGATTTCCTAAATGACACAGCGTCAGCAAATGTATTGGCAACACTACAGGCAGCATGGGGAACAACAGTCACAGCTGTATTCCTACAGACAAAGGGAACAGCAGTCTCAGCGACTAACCCACTTTACACTGTTTCATTGCTAGTCAATAACACAACAGACATCAATGGTGCTGTTGGCGATATTGGCACACAGTCAATCACATTCACTGCTAACTCAACAGTTGCAGTAGCCACAACAGGCACATTCTAAACAACTAAACAAAGGGGCAAACCATGGCAAAACTAAAGATCGTTCGTACAGATGGAAGCGTGCTAGAAGGCGAAATCACACCAGCCGTTGAATACAGCTTCGAATCTTATGCTAAAAAGGGCTTCCACAAAGCATTTCGCGATGAGGAAAAGCAGACCGATGTTTATTGGTTGGCATGGGAAGTAACACGCAGAGCAGGTGAATCTGTTAAGCCTTTTGGTATGGATTTCATTGAGACACTACAAAGTGTCGAGGTGCTTGATTCAGACCCTTTAGCTTAAAGCGCGATCTTCCATTCACCTATCTAATCGCTAGGCTAAGCATTAGATTGGGGGTCGCGCCACAGCACTTATTGGAATTAGATAAGATTATGTTAGATGCACTTCTGCAAGGTCTTAGAGATGAAGCAAAGGAGATACAAGATGCCAGTAGAAGTAAAGGGCGTCATTGAACTCCGTAAGGCTCTAAATAAGTATGCTCCAGACTTAGCAAAAGAATTAACGGCTGAAATAACAAAGTCTCTAAAAGTAATTCAAAAAGATGCAAGAGGTTTTGTGCCTACATCTGCTCCAGGTAATCTTTACAACTGGGACAGAGTTGCTACAAGAGAACCTAAAACATTCAACACTTCTGGCAGATTGCGTCCATTTCCACGCTATGACGCAGCGGCGATTAAAAAGGGAATTGTTTATCGCACTGGATATGGCAAGCCAAACTCTAAAGGATTTAGATCGCTTTTTAGAGTAAAGAATATGTCAGCAGCAGGTGCAATTTATGAGAAGGCTGGACGCCTGAACCCTAACGGGTCTAAAGAAAGCAAATCAAACAATTCAACAGCAGGTGCGCGTTTCGTTCAGCAAGGGCCTCTTTACGGCTCAAAGAAAGCTGGTCAAGATATGCGCGGTCGCGTCCTTTATCGTGCATGGGAACAAGATCAAGGCAAGCAACTCATAGCCATTTTTAATGCTATCGAAAAAGCAGACAAAGCATTTAAGAGCAGAACTTCATCTGGAGCTATAAAGGGAGCAGCATGAGTAATGTAGTCATTGATATTGCTGCGGAATTTACTGGTAAAAAAGCATTTAAGCAAGCAGATACCGCATCGGATAAATTAAGTAAAAGTGTTAAATCTTTAGCCAAGACATTAGGCGTTGCTTTTAGCGTTACAGCTGTTGTTGCTTTTGGCAAAGCATCAATGAAGGCTTTTGCAGAGGATGAAAGAGCCGCATCCCGATTAACTAAGGCTGTTGAAAACCTTGGTTTAGGCTTTGAGGATGCAAGGATCAAGACATTTATTAGTGATCTCGAAAAATCAGCAGGTGTAGCAGATGATGTCTTACGCCCAGCCTTTCAAAGCCTTTTGCAGACCACTGGCTCAGTTGCTAAATCTCAAGAATTACTAACACTTGCTTTGGATGTATCTGCTGGCAGTGGAGTCGATGCTGCCCAAGTTTCTAAAGATTTAAGCCTGGCTTATTTAGGACAAACAAAAGGATTATCTAAGTACAATTTAGGTCTTACCAAAACGGAGTTGCAGACTGTTGGATTTACTAAGATCCAAGAAAAATTAAACGAGCAATTTGCAGGGCAAAACGCTACAAGATTAACCACCTATGCTGGCAAGATGGAGTTGCTTAAAGTAGCAGCTGGCAATGCTCAAGAGATTATTGGAAAAGGTTTAGTCGATGCCTTGAGTGATTTAGGTGACGACAATTCTATCAATGGTTTAGCGACTTCTATGGAGAATGTAGCTACAAAAACAGCAGATGTTATCCGCGGCATTGGTGTCTTGATTGCCAAAGTAAAAACTATTCCTGGCTTTAACTCTGATTTTGGAGTGTTGTACGACATCTCTTATTTTGCTTTGTTAGAAAAAATGGGTAAAGCAGCAGCCATTAAACCTAAACCATTTAGCACACCAATGACGATTTCAAGTTCAACGGATTTGGCAGTCAAAGAGGATAATGCTCGTAAGGCAGCAGAGGCAGAGGCAAAAAAGCGTGCTGCTGAATTATTGGCAATGCAAAAGAAAACACTAAAGTCTCAGCAGGATAATCTTAAATTATCAAAGGCTAAGGCTATCTTTGACCTTCAGAAGATCCAGATTGAAGCAGCTCTAAAAGGCAAGCTCTCAGAAGAGGATCGCATCCGCTTGCTTCTCATGAAAGCCATTGAAAATGAGAACATCAGCCAGATCGAAAAATACACAAAGATGCTGGATGAGGCACAGAAGAACACAGAGAAGTTAGTCAGCACCCTTGCAGGAATTAAGCCACTAGATGACATCTTCAAGAACTTTAATTTCATGTCAGTCAAAGAGCAACTAGCATCTTTAACCACCTACTTTAACAACTTTGCTGGATCAGCTGCTTCTGCTTTCAATGCCCTAAATCAACAGCAGCAAGCCGCACTGGGTGGTTATAAGCCTTTTGTGGGAGCTTCTATTCCATCCGTTGCCCCAACTAATCCTTCTATGCCTTCTAGCGTTGGATTAGGTACAAGTGGTACAGGCAATCAATTACCAGCAGGAGTCACAATCAATGTGAACACTGGCATTGGTGATCCTAACGCCATTGCAGAAGCAATCGATGATGTTATTACAAATGCTAGAAATCGTGGAACCTTAGTCGGAGGCTTGTTCGCAATATGACATGGCTTCCAGAATGGCGAGTAACAGTAGGTGACGATGTCTATACGACTGTTACCTCTGTTTCTTTTGCCTCTGGTCGTTTGGATATTGATCGTCAGCCAACAGCAGGTTACTGCCAAGTAGAAATTATCAACACTACTGGAGCAGAGTTCACCATCAATGTCACAGAGCCAGTAACTCTAGAACTAAAGAATGGCAGCGGCACTTATGTCACTGTATTTGGTGGGGAAGTCTCAGATTTTAATATCGGAGTCAGAAGCCCAGAAGAAACTGGCTACATCACAACAGGCACAATTCTTGGCATTGGCTCACTAGCTAAACTTACAAAGGTTGTTTATAACACTGCCCTTGCAGAAGGTTTAGATGGCGCACAGATTGCAGCCATTCTAGGTTCAGCACTAAACCTTTCATGGGCAGAAGTGACTCCAACGCTTACATGGGATACCTATCCAGCCACAGTAACATGGGATGAAGCAGAGTCTTATATTGGCACTATTGATGCAGGCTTCTACACAATGATCGCTCTTGCAGCTAGTGCTTCTGCTAAGTCTCAAACCCTTGCAGATCAGATTGCCAATAGCGCATTGGGTCAACTTAGTGAAGGCAAGGATGGGAATGTTAATTATGACGATGCCGATCACAGATCTAACACTCTTGCAGCAAATGGCTATACTTTCCTCGATGGCTCATTCGCATCACCATCCTCTATCAAATCCACAACTCAGATTGCTCGCATCCGTAACAGCCTTATCTACCGCTATGCCACAGGATACGCAAGCACCTACAGCACCTCTGATACCGACTCTATAGCCTCTTACGGCCTGTTTGAGCGTTCGTTCGACTCTAACATCAAGAACCTTGCAGACATCACGGATATTGCCAATAGAGAGCTTAATCTAAGACGTGTGCCTAAAGGCTCACTTGGAGCAATCACCTTCCGTCTAGATAATCCAGACATGACCACGGCAATGCTTGACAGCCTTGTGGGAGTTTATTTCGGTCAGCCTGTCCTTATTAACAACTTGCCTAGTAATCTACTGGGCGGAACCTTTGAGGGCTTTGTGGAGAATGTAGCTCTTAGAGCAACTCCAAGTTATGTCGAGATAACCCTTTATATCTCAGCTACAGAGTTCTCACTATCAACGACACAATGGGACACAGTTTTGCCTAGCACAATAACATGGGCAACCACAAATGCTACACTTATCTGGAACAACGCGACAGGAGTACTATCTTAAATGGCAACAAGTCCGATCTATTCATGGCCAGAACCCGATAACACGGATTTGGTAAAAAATGGCGCACTAGCCATTCGCACAATGGGTAATGCCATTGATACCACTATGGGAACAATGGTTGCTAAAACTGTTGTAGATGCTAAGGGCGACCTGATCGCAGGCACAGCTGCCGACACAGTAAATCGCCTAGCAGTCGGATCTAATGGCGAGACACTCGTAGCAGATAGTTCCACCTCAACAGGCTTGCGCTATCAACCAACAAATGCTGCTGGTAAAAATTGCATCATTAACGGCGGTATGGACATTTTTCAACGTACTACATCAACAAGTTTTAATGCTTATGCTTTAGACCGCTGGTATATTGGCAGTTCAGGCGCAGTTACAACTACCCAAAGCAGCGCAAAAGTTACACCGAATTCGCAATATATGATGTTAATGACTGCACAAAGCACTCAACAGATTTTTGCTTATCAGGCAGTAGAAACTAAAAACGCAGTCTATTATGCAGGAAAAACTGTAACTCTTTCGGCTTATGCTGCTGGTCTTACCACTACTACTAACCTCATTATGATTTTATCTTACTCAACTTCCGTAGATAATTCCGTCACGGGTACTTGGACAGACATTACAGTTGCAAGCGGTAGCGCAAACCTTACTCTGAGTTCAACAGTTACTCGCTGGTCAGCGCAATACGCAGTGCCGTCAGATGCTAAATCTTTGCGAGTTCTCTTTGTAAATAACGCAGCCAACATCACAGTTGGTCAGGGTATTTACCTAGGCGATGTTCAACTAGAGGTTGGGTCAGTTGCTACGGCTTTCAGCCGTGCAGGTGGAAACATCCAAGGAGAATTAGCCGCTTGTCAGAGGTATTACTGGAGAAGTTCAGTCGGTACGGCATACGGTACTTATGGCTTAGCCTATGCAATCTCAACCACTCTTGCACTTGCTTCAGTTCAATTTCCGGTGGCAATGAGAATAAATCCGTCAAGCGTTGATTTTAGTGGTTTGGCAATTGACTTCAGCGGAAGTTTTGCTTCTGCGGTTAGTGCAATTTCACTTGGTCAGGCAACAACAGTCAATGCTGGACTTACTTGCACAACAACAGGATTAACTCAATACCGAGTTTATGACCTATGCAATAACAATAATACGGCAGCCTATTTAGGCTTTAGTGCGGAGTTATAAAAATGGATAAAATTACACACATTACTGACCAGCGCGGTTTAGAACACGTTTTAATTGACAATGGCAACGGAGAATTTACCTCTATGCCAAAGGAAGAATACGACCGCCAGCAAGCGGAACAATCCACACCAAGTGTGACGAATGAAGCCAAGACTAAGTAAAGCTGCTATCCAACTCCGAGAGCAGTTTGATGACTCATACCCAAGTCGTGACCGCACATCGGATGGTTGGATCGGTGATACCCGACATGCAGCTCGTCCTAGCGATCATAATCCCGATGTTGATGGCTGGGTTCGTGCCATCGATGTTGATCGTGATCTCAGTGGTAGGACTAAGCCAGACCTCATGCCAGATCTTGCAGATCAGATTCGTCTCTTATGCAAGTCTAAAAAAGAAAGACGCATTACCTACATTATCTTTGATGGTCGTATCGCCTCTAGCAAAAAGTCTTGGGAATGGCGACCATATGAAGGTTCGAACAAACACAACCACCACTGCCATATCTCGTTTGCAAAAGAAGCTGACAATGATTCGGCTTTTTTTCAAGTACCTATGTTAGGAGCAAGTCAATGAATGAATTAAAAGTAGCAGCAGGTTCATGGGCTAGAGCCTTTCTGGTAGCAGTTATCTCTATGGCAGCAGCTGGAGTCACAGATCCTAAAGCTCTTATTGCAGCAGGTATTGCATCAATCTTGCCACCGGTGCTTCGTTATCTCAATGCTAACGATCCTGCCATGGGAATCAAAAAGTGACGCAAGATAATTTTTTCCAGATCTATTTAGCGACCTTGGCAACCATTGGTGGTCTATCAGGCTTTGTCATTACACATCTTTTGTCTGAAATTAAAAGACTCAATGGGCGTGTCGATGAGATTTATAATCTTTTACTAGAGCGATAATTTTGTCATGGCAAAAAAAAGGGTTATAGATCTTGACACCTATAGCGCGTTAGATGTATGGGCTATTGGCCTCCAAGAAATGTATAGGGCTTTACGCAGAGCAGGTTTTGATGTCGATCTTGCATTAGCGATCATTGTTGAGCCTATGGCTTATCCTCGCTGGATCTTGCCAGAGCCAGTAGAAGCCGAGAAGTTTGGCGATTATGAAGATGAGGATGACGATTAAGCGAATCGTTGTCGTATCGGATCTTCAAGTTCCGTACCATGACAGGGTTGCAACCCGTAACCTTGCTAGTTTCATCACGAAGTTTAAGCCAGATCAGGTTGTGACGATAGGCGATGAGATCGATCTTCCACAGATTAGTAAATGGGAAGAAGGTCGCATGGGCAGTTATGCCCAGACCTTAGATGATGATCGCAACGAGGCCGTGCAGCTTCTATGGGATTTAGGCGTTACTGATTGCATTCGAAGTAATCACACAGATCGCCTGTATAACATCATCATGGCTAAAGTGCCTGCCTTTGGTGCATTGCCAGAACTTCGCTTTGAAAAGTTTATGAAGTTCGATGAGCTGGGCATTACCTTTCACAAAAACCCTATGGCCATTGCTCCCAATTGGATTGCTGTTCATGGCGACCACACACCAATCAAGCCACAAGGGGGCTTATCAGCCCTAGAAGCGGCTCGTAGGCATGGTAAGAATGTCATCTCAGGTCATACTCACAGAGCAGGCAGATCGGCCTTCTCAGAGGCCTCTGGAGGCCGTATAGGGCGTGTCCTGCATGGTGTTGAGGTAGGCAATCTCATGGACTTTAAGCAAGCTGCTTACACAAAGGGCGTAGCGAAT